TTGTTCAAAAAATCGTTCAACCGCGCCTGCAGCTGGGTCCAGTCTGGAATCGACAGGCTCTGCACCTCGGGCACCGACAGGCCGGTACAGGCCGAGGTGCAGAAGTCGGCGCGCTCAAGCGTGGTTTTCATCTTGCGCATCGCCTTGCTGACCTTGAGCGACGGCACCTCGATCGACACATGCCCCTGCATCTGGCCACCGAAACGCTTGATCGGGACCAGCAGCGGCGCGTTGTCTGGATCCTGCGGCTTAGCCTCCAGGAAGTAGGACGCCGGCAGCGCGATGTACTCGCCAATCATGGTTTGCAACGACACGTAGTCGGGGCGTTTCAGCTCGTCGAGAACCGAATCCGGCAGGCCGCTGGCCAGGCGCAGCAGCGCCTCGAAACGGTCGTCCTCATCGGTGCCCGCCTCCTCGATCGTCTTGCGGTGCTCGGCCACGGTGAAGGCGCGGAGCTGGATCTCCGTGACCTGCCCGCCATCGGGCTTGTTGATCGGGTAGCGGAGGGTGTGCGGCTTCATCTGCCAGGGTTGCTTGTCTTGCATGCGGGTATTCCTTACGCGAACGAAAAAGCCGCCCGAAGGCGGCTCAGCGGGGCCAGGAAGGCCGGGATCAGGTCGACAGCAGTGCCAGGCGGCGAGCGCCCTTCAACTGGTCGACGCCGTTGATCACTACCTTCTGCGTGCGGGTGTCCAGGTCGATGACCGGGATACCGTTCTCGAGGCGCTGGTAGCTGCGCACCATGATTTCCAGGACGGTGACGGGCTTGTCCTTCATCTTGAGGGTTTTCTCCTCGAAGACTTTCAGCTTGCCGCTGACGATGTGGTAGGTGAACCACTCGTTGCCGTCCTGGTCTTCGCCGGCCTCTTGGACCGTCAGCATGACCTCGTCGCCGCCACTGACGCCCAGGGCGGTCATGATCGGCAGACCGATGCCGTTGAGGGTCAGCTTGGCGGTTAGGGCTTTCAGGCCGACCGCCATTTCTTCGGCGAGGAAGCGGCCGCCGCGCATTTCCTCGGTTTCGAAGTCGATCTTCGGCGGCTCGAATTCTTCGATGGTCGCCATCAGCGGCAGGCCCTGCAGGAAGGCCGTGATCAGCTGTCTTACGCGGTTGGTAAACATTAAAGGACGTCCTCCAGGAATTCTTCGATGATCGAGTCAACGGCGTTGAGCTGGTAAACCATGTGCTCGTTCGGCGCGTAGCGGCCGTAGTCGATGCACAGGAACCAGGTGCCGTTTTTGTACTTCTCGACGCTGTTCAGCTCGGGGTGCAGGTAGACGCTGCCGCCCGGGATGGTGCCGTCGGCAACCAGGGTTTGGAGCCAGAGGTCGATCCGCTTGACCTCCTGCTCCATGAACGACTTGGTCAGGTTCTTCGCCATGACCTTCTGCGCGGCGCCGACCAGCTTGCGAGCGATCGCGTCCTCGAGGCCGACATAGCTGATGAATTTGCCGGTGATCGAGCGGTTGCCGATCAGCGAGAAGCCACCCAGCGAGGTGCGCGCGTAGTAGCTCACGCCGTAGCGGTTGAGCAGGTCGCCATCGGTGGACTTGTCCAGGATGTTGTACTCGACCAGGCGCGAAACGTCGGCCGCGTAGGTGACCTGGTTGCCCGGGCTCTCCCACTGCTTGACCGCGGCAAGCGCGGCAATAGCCAGGCTCGACGGCGGCAGGAACACGTTGCCCTGGGCAGCCTTGGAGTAGATCGCCGGCATCTGGTGCACCAGGTAGCAGCGGTCGTAGCCGAGATCGGCGCCGCCGATCGATTCGCTGTTCTCGACCTGGCCCTGGACGCCGACGTCCTTGCCGTCCAGGACAACCCGGGCGCGCAGACGTTTACCGATCGATGCCAGCTCGCTGTGTACCGACTGCTCGGACGAGAAGCCCGGGGCGCCGATGATGGTCGGCTCTTCCTTGCACACGCCCAGCGCCTGGATGCCCAGCTTCTGGCCGCTCAGCGGATCTTCGCCGCCGATCACGTTGTTGATCGTGGCCGCTTGGGTTTCGCCCTTCTCGACCACGACCACATAGATCGGGATCTTGACGACCTTGAGGATCTGCTTGACCACGTTGTACAGCGTGCCGGCTTCGGCGCCGGTCGGGTCCAGCTGCTCGGCCAGGGTCAGGTTGTTGATGCGGAACGGCGAGTTGAGCGGCACGCCCAGCGCGCGGTTCGGCGCGGTGCCGACGATGGCCACGACGTTATCGCCGATTCCGCCCATCGATTCCGCTGGTTCGCTCGTCTCGATCGAGACGCCGTTATGTTCGAAGTTGCTTACCAGGGCCATGGATCAAGCCTCCTTTGCGGCAGTGGCGGTGGCTTTCTTGGCCGGGGTCGCGTCGACCGGCTTGAGCTTGATGCGCCCAACCGCCTCGAGCTGCTGCGCCTCGACTTCCAGGAGATCCAGCTCCTGGTCCACCGCGGACCAGTGACCCCCCTTCATCGGGAAAGGGATCACGACGATGTATTTCTGGCGTTGAGCCATGTGCTTTCTCCAGGAACAAAAAGGGCCGCACGCGCGGCCCAGGGAATGGGGTCAGATTTCTTTCCAGGGGTTGACCTTGAAGGTCAGGCCCTTGGCCGGCTCGCCAATGGCGCCGGCATGCTCGGGCTTAATCTTGAAGCCCAGGCGGATCACGAAAGCCCGCGTCGACGTCAGCTCGCGCACCAGGTAGAAGCCGCACCAGAGGTTCAGCCGGCCGGGGCGGCCAGCGGCCACGAACTGCCAACCGCCCAAGCCCGGCTTGTCCTCCACCACGGCCTGGCCGAGGTGGCCGAACTGGCACTCGCTGACCGGGCAGCTGAACAAGGGCAGCAGGCGCATGTTGTTGGCCGGGTTGCGTACCGCGGCCCACCAGAAGCGAGCCAGCCAGCTGGTGACGGGCAGCGCCGGCACAGGCAAGCGAAGGCGCCGGAGCAAGTGCAGCAGGCCAAACAGCACCAGGACGTCGCAGTTCTCGGCCCACCAGGCGCGCTTGTCGCCGTCGAGCCCGTCGAAGTCATTGCCCCACAGCCACGCCCAGCGCGGCAGGTTGACGATTGGGCGGCCATCGCTGGCCGATACCCCCGCTTGCGGGAAGAACGCCGCCACGGCCACCACAGGAAGCCCCAGGGCGATCGCAGCCAGTCGGACCAAGGCCAGAACCGTCCACTGCACCAGGGCGAACAGCACCACCAGGCACCGCACGGCGCCCAGGAGAAATTTTTCGAGCATTGCCAATCCTCAGAAACGCGAAAGCCCCCAGGGCGGGGGCTTTTCGCAGGTACAAAAAAACCGCTTTCGCGGCCGTGGTTATTCCAGGTACGCCGGTCTTTCTGGCCAGGCGATGCCGAAAGGATCCGGCCCGCTTTCAGGAACATCGCGAAGCGCCTGGCGATACGCGGCCACCTCGGCGCGCTGCGCTTCCGTCAGTGGACTATCAGGCGCCTGCGTGTAATCGGTGCCGGTCAACAACTGATTTCGGCGCGTTCGGATTGCCGCCCACTCCATGGCCTTAACCTCTTCGAGCGAAGGGAGCGGCATTACAATTTCGTCACTCATCTTTAACCTCAGAATTCAACTTTTTCGGAAAGCGAGAACACCGGCACCAGGTCGCCCACGTTGAACAGTCGGCCGTTACCAACCTTCATAGTGTCGATCCGCAAGGTTGTGTAATAAACGTTCGGGAATTTCAACCGAAGAATCACATTGCCAGCCGAGTCAGCATACGAGTCTGGAGTAAAGTTCCCGAAACTTGCTTTGTTTTGCAAGGATCGAGTAGGCGCGTAGCTGTAGCCGACAATCGTCTCTTCGATAATTGCAGCGCCGCCGTAGTTATAACCCTTGATGTTGAACCAAAACATTTCGGCATTGGTGTTGATGTTCAACGGCGTCTTGATGTGCAGGTACACATTAAGATTCGTCCCGAGGTCAACCCCCTTGAGGTCACCATATGCCGGATACAAGACCCCGTTTTGATCCCGCAACGAAGAGTTGATGAAACCCTGCAGGATGTTGCGACGGATCGTGCCGTAACCGTTGACCGTGCCCTCCAGATCCTTTTGGTTTCGCCATTCGTTGAACTGCGCCAGAGCGGTCGCCATGGTCGTGTTGATCGCGGTGATTTTCCCGTTAACCGCGGTCGTCAGGTTATTCGCTGCCGTCACCAGGGCGGCGATAGTGCTTTCCAAACTCATCGCTTATGTTCCTATGCTGTTGATCTTTGTTGCGCCGCTATTGAATGCTGCCGCCAATCTGGTGAAAGCATCAGCCGTTGCAGCGTCCAGGGACGTTACAGAGTCAGCCGAAGCAAAGTAACTTGGCAGATTACCGCCCAACTTTGCAGAATCGACCGCTTGCGCGTTTTTCAGGAGAAACTTTCCATCTACTTGCGTGATGGTGTAGGTAGTTGCCTTGTCCGCCTTTTCCGCCAACTTGGCCAACATCGTGTTAGCAAAGTTCGGATCCTGGTTCAGAGCATTGGCGAACTCTTCCAACTGGTTCAGCGCCTCGGGCGCCGCCCCTACTAGCTGATGCAGCCGGGCCTCCAGCTGGGCCGGCGTAACCACGTCAGACGCCTCTGCCTTGTTGGCCAACGCTGGAACAGTCACCTGCATGGTCACGTTGCCGGCGCCGTCGAACCCGACCTCGCCCTGGACCTGGCCGGCCAGGGTGATCATTCGCATGATCTTGAGCTTCGAAGCCGTGGCCGCGTTGGCCCCCAGCGTGCGGGCCGAGTCGTCGATATCGGTCTTGCTGTATACGGCCGAGCTGTCGGCCTTGTTGCGCAGCTTCCCATCGATCACGCCCAGGACGTTGTTCACCGAGGCGAGCAGCGTTTCCAATGACGCCATAAGCCCCATGATTAACCCTCCTGCGCGGAGATAACCCCCGCGTGATATGTGAACGCCCCCTGCAGGTCATCCATCAACGCGGCGACAGCCGCATCAGCGCCCTGCGCCAGTTCAAGCGCACGGCTCGCATTCAGTTCGGCCTGCAAGGTGCGCTGCAGCACGTTCTCGGCCAGCACGCCGACAGGCCCCTGGACGCCCAGCGAAACCACACTCAGCCGCGGCGCGACGGCCTGGCGTATCTCCACCACGCTTGCGCCCTGCTTGAGGGTGACGATTCGCTCGACGCCGCGCGTGATCGTTACCGCCGGCACGCCGTTCATTCGATCACCGCCGGTACCAGGCGAATCAGGCCGCGCACCAGGCTGTAAACGTCCCCGCTGGGGTACATGACGCGCAGCTCGTAGCGGGCACCCGCCCACAAGCCGCCGCTGGTACCGGCCGTTTTCTCCGGCGCCAAGCGCACCGCCATCTGGCCCTTATCAGGCCCGACAACAATGCCGCCGTCTTCCGTGGTGCACTCGGCCAGCACCTGGCTGCTCGAGGCGGGACATACCCGGAAAACCGCCGCGCAGCCCTCGATGTCGATCGGCTCCCGCGGTGTCCCACTGTTCTCCCAGGTAAGGGCAAACCCGAAGGTTGTGCCCTCCACAATGGTCATGTCTGGTCCGTTCATGGCCGCACCTACTTGCCTTCCAGGTCCATCACGCGGAACAGCAGCCCCACATGCCGAGCCATGTTGTCGACGCTGGCCGTGGCCAGCTGGGCCAGCTCCTCGGCCACCAGGAGGTTGAGGCTGTTATCCCCCACCACCACGGTGACGCTGTCCGTCGGCAAGGCCGAGATATTCAGCGTGAACCGTTGCAGGATCCTGGCCGTCGCCGCCTTGTAGGTCTGGAGCACACCGGCCTGGGAGTAAACGCCCAGCAAGGTGCCGGTCGAGAGGAAGAAGCCGAACTCGCCGACCTCATACTCCAGGTCGCCGTCGAACAGCGCAGCAATGCGCAGGCTGCCGGCGCCCAGGTCTTCGTAATCGTTGACCGCTACCCGTTGCTTTTCAGCCTTGAGCGCCGTCTCGGCGCCGGTCGGGTTATAGCGGCCGGTGCCGGCGGCAACGTGGGTGATTTCACCCTTGATGCCCTGATTTTTCGCCTGCACGAGTTCAGCCAGGCCGGCGGCCGTGAACCGAATCAGGCGCGTGATATCTGTCATACCTGCCCCTCGAGGTCATAGTCGTTGGTTGTGTAGGTGCGCATCGCCGCCGCGCTGGCCAGCTCGCCGCCGATCTCTACGTCAGGCAGCATCCCGTCCAGGAACAGCTCGCTGTCCGTGACCGGCGCATCGAGGGCGCCGGCCACAGCCAAGCCGCCCTGCAGCAGGACGTCGGGCAGGTGGCCGTCGTATTCCGGCTCCCCGAGGCCCAGGCCGTAGTCAGCAGCGCCAACCGCCCGCAGCCCGCCGCTTGTCTCGTGGACCAGCGTGACCGACATGTCGTCGCGCTCGCTCTTGGCCGCGCGCAAGCGGCGGATCAAGCGCGTGTGATCACCCGAAGACCAGGGCCTGGTGATGATCGCCTGCACGTCGAAGCTGTACGGCTCACCCACCGGAACCGCGGCGTACCAGGGCGTAATCTTGGGCGTGAAGCCCATGGACTCGACCGCGTATTTCAGGGCCTTGTCCGTGCCGGCCTGGCGCTGGATCGACCAGGACAGCGCAACGGTCAGGCGCTTCTCCTCCTCGCTCGCCGAAGCGTCCCACTCGGGCACGCCCCGATCGGCAGCGAGGTAAGGCAGGAAGGCGACCGGCGTGCGCTGGGGGTCCATCAGCTCGGGAAACGGCGGGATGATTCGTTCGACGAGCTTGCCCAGGGCAAGGTCCAGACCCTGCTCCAGGAGCGAGCTGTTCGCCGGCAACAGGGTGCGTTCGGTCATAGCGTCCTGACCTCGATCTCGATGGCCTCACAGTAGGGCGCCTGGTGCGCCGCGCACTCGATCGGCGCCAGGGGCTCAAGCCGCTGCAGGCGCTCGGCGCCGGCAGCGATCAGCCCCGCATCGATCCAGGCCGGGTCGATGTAGCCCTCCAGGCGATGGCGCGCCGTGGCGTATGCCTGCATGGCGGCTTCCGCGGCTGTCTTGGTCAGGCCCGAATCCGGCCCCGGGTTGATCCAGGCCACCGCCCGGATCCGGTACCGGCGAATTTCGGCGGCCTGGACGGTGACCAGGTCAGTCTCGGGCCGCACGTCGTCGCGCGCGAAGTGCTTGCGCGTGGCGTCGAGTAGTTCGGCGCTAGGAGTGCCGTCGCCGTCGCGGCCCAGCACCGTTACCGTCACCTTGCCCGGGCTGGTGAAACGGCCGTTGGCGTCCTTCACCTGGGCCGCGAAGCCGTCCTCGGCGAAGGTGTACGTGACGACCACCTGGCCAGCCTTGGGCGCCTCGACGCTGACCAGGGCGCGTTCGCCCAGCGTCAGCGCCTCGCGCCGGTACTGCAACCGGGAGCCCGCAGCCGGCGCATGCGGCGCAAGGTAGTAGCGCAGCCGCAGATCGTCGTCCGACTCCATTTCAGGCGGCACCACCGGGAAGGCGTTCGGGTCGCCTTCGGAAATCACCCGGCGCTCCAGGCCCATATCCGCGGCCCGGGCGTCGAGGTTCGAACCCTCGGACCACCAGGCCAGCATTTGCTTGATACGCTCGTTCCAGCGCCGCTCGTGCGCCTGGATCCGCAAGGTGAACGCCTGCATGGCCATCACCAGCAGCTCGCCGTCGTTCTCCAGCGTCTCGGCCAGGCGCGCGGCCTTGGCCGGATCCCGCGCCTGTACGAAGGCGATCAGCTCCTGGCCGAACTCCTGCAGGAGCGGCTCGAACTCCTCGACCTTGACGATTTCCGGCTCGGCCAACTGGTTGAGCCCGGGAATCAGCATCGTGCTCATGTGGCCACCTCGAATTGCATTTTCCGGTTGCGC